CGTCATCAGCTACTGCTGGTTATTATGGACAGGTACTCGACGTTGATGGCGCCGCATTAACAAACGAAAAAGATTTGATTTTAAAATGTCGTGCTGCAGCAACCCAGCCCGAGTGCGACTCTGCAATATCCGACATTATAAATGCAACGATCGTTTCTGACTCTGATGGCAGCCCGGTTAATCTTGTGCTTGATAATCTAGAGCAACCAGAGAGCATTAAGAAAAAGATACACGAAGAGTTTGATACAATAACAAAGTTGTTGTCATTTAACTATAATGGTCAGGACATTTTTAGAAAGTGGTATATCGACGGCAAGTTGTATTATCACATGATGATTGATCCTAAAAAGCCAAAAGAAGGCATAAAGGAGTTGAGAGCGATTGACCCGCTAAAGATTAAAAAGGTCAAAGAAATAACAAACAAGGTAGACAAGATTACTGGAGTAAAAACTTCAGAAGTCACGTCTGAATATTTCTTATATTCAGATGACTTTGGCAACAACAGTGGCTTTAAGATTGATCCAAACAGCATAGTCTATGCTCCTTCTGGGATGCTTGACGAAAGTAACAAATTTGCAGTTTCTTATCTGCATAAGAGCGTAAAGCTTGTAAACCAGTTGCGCATGATGGAAGATGCTCTCGTGATTTATCGTATATCTCGCGCACCAGAACGCCGTATATTCTATATTGATATTGGTAACTTGCCAAAGGGCAAGGCTGAAGAGTATGTTCAAGGTATTATGGCGAAATATCGCAACAAGCTTGTCTATGACGCAAATACTGGCGAGATACGTGATGACCGCAAGAGCATGAGTATGCTTGAAGATTTTTGGTTGCCTCGTCGTGAAGGCGGCCGCGGTACAGAAATTACAACACTTCCAGGCGGAGACAATCTCAGCCAAATTGAAGACGTACTCTTTTTCCAAAAGAAGCTCTATCGTTCGCTTAACGTGCCAGTTAATCGACTAGAAAGCGAGACAGGCTTTAATATTGGTCGTGCAAGTGAAATATCTCGTGAAGAGGTCAAGTTTCAAAAGTTTATCAACAGGTTACGTAAAAAGTTTTCGATTCTATTCATCGAGGCGTTGCGGGTACAACTGCTGCTAAAAGGCATATGCACAGCAGATGACTGGGAAATTATACGTGAAGGCATCTCAGTTGACTATATTGAAGACAACTATTTCTCTGAGCTCAAAGACTTTGAGATTATGAAAGAACGCATAAGCATGCTTGATACCATAAGCTCTCACATTGGCAAGTATTACAGCGACAAGTGGGTACGCAGCAACGTACTCAACCAGTCTGAAGCAGATATTGAACGTATGAATACTGAGATTGACGAAGAAAAATCAGCTGAAGAAGCGCCTCCAGAGTCAGAAGAAGATGGTTCTTCAAATGAATTCTGACGAGTTGAAATGTAAAATATTATAAATAGTTAAAGTATGAGTAAAACAAAAGAGTTTATCGACAGCATCATAAACAATGACGCGTCTGCTTCATCATCAAGCTTTAATGCTTTGATACGTGACAAAGTACACACAGTACTTGATGTCAAACGAGTTGAATTAACATCGAATATCTACAATTCTCCAGTTCAAAAGGAAGATTGAAAAGCGATTTTTTATAAATAATTAGATGAAGTTAATAACAGAACATTCTGAAGACCTCAGATACATTTCAGAAGCGGCTGAAAATGGTGAAAAGAAATTTATCATCGATGGCATCTTTATGCAGGCCGAGCAGGTAAATCGCAATCGTCGTATTTACCCTAAAAAAGTTTTAGAAAGTGCAGTAAACAAATATGTTGCTGACTATGTTAATAAGGGACGTGCAGTCGGTGAGCTTAATCATCCAGACGGTCCTACAATTAACCTTGATAAAGTTTCACATCGCATTACCGAACTTCAATGGAACGGCAATGATGTTGTTGGAAAGGCGCTTATACTTGACACACCAATGGGTAAAATAGTGAAAGGACTTTTAGAAGGTGGTTGTCAATTAGGCGTTTCTAGTCGTGGTATGGGAACCGTTGCGAGTAAAAATGGCCAAACCTTTGTTAATGATGACTTTGTGTTGTCAACAGTTGATATTGTTCAAGACCCAAGTGCACCGTCTGCTTTTGTAAACGGCATCATGGAAGGCGTTGAATGGATCTGGGATAATGGCTTATTGAAGGCGCAACAACTTGAAAATTATGAGACAGAAATCAAAAAAGCCTCTTCTGTGCAACTAGCAGAAACACAAATGCGTGTATGGTCTGATTTCCTCTCCAAACTCTAACAATAAGAAAAAAGTAATATATGGAAAATACAACAATTGAAAACACAGAAGATGTCATTGAAGACATCAATGAAGAAACATTACTTTCTCTTGACGAAAACTTAGAGCTTGATCAGGAACAAACTGAGATCGCTGAAGCTAAGTGCAAGAAAGAGGGAGAAGACATGGAAGACGAGTCTGACGAAGAATCATGTGATTCTGAAGAAGGTGAATCTGAAAAGGATGATGATGATGACGAAGAGAAAGAAATGACTGAAGCCAAGAAAATCTCTGAAGCAGAAGTAAGCTCTGATAAAGAGTTTATGGAATATGCAAAAGAAGTGCTCAAAGCTGCTCACGGTGACAAGTATGACGAAGAAATTGCAATGAAAACTGCAAAGGGAATACTTGACAAAGCTGAAGGCGACTATGGTGTTGCTGTAGGTATGCTTACAAGCGGACTCGGTGAAGAGTCTGATGAAAAAGAAATGAAAGAAGAAACTACTGATATTACAGTCGACTCTTCTGACATCTCTCGTCTTGTTGAGTCTGAAGAAGGCTTAACAACAGAGTTTAAGGAAAAAGCTACTACAATCTTTGAAGCTGCTGTAAAAAGCAAAATCAAGGAAACAGAAGAAACACTTAAAGAGAGTTATGCAGTTGCATTGATCGAAGAAGTCGAAGCAATCAAAGAAGAGCTTGTTGACAAGATTGACAACTATTTGACCTATGCGGTTGAAAGTTGGGCAGCAGACAATGCTGTCGCTATCGAGTCTGGTCTTCGTACTGAAATTGCAGAAAACTTTATTCAATCACTCAAGACGGTATTTGTAGAAAACTACATCGAAGTTCCAGAAGCCAAAAAAGATTTGGTTGCTGAAATGGAAAGTACAATCGCTAAGCTTCAAGAAGAAGCAGCAGACACCACACAAAGCATCTCAACACTTTCCGAACAGGTTGAACGCCTTACTCGCGAAAAGATTGTTGCTGAAGCCGCAACTGGTCTTGCTGACACTCAAGTTGAGAAACTTAAGTCTCTTGTTGAAGATGTAAACTATACTTCAGAAAGTGCATATCGTAAAAAAGTCGAAACTATCAAGGAATTCTACCTCAAAGGCATCTTAGATGAAACAGAAACATTGGTTGAAGAAACAACTGATGAGTCTTCCTATGTAACAACCGAAACAGTTGTAGAAAATGAAACAATCCAGGAGGAAACTGTTTCACCTGCAATGCAAAAATACTTGACCGCATTATCCCGTTTGAACAAGGCAAATGAAGCCACTGTTCCAACACGAGGATAAAGGTTCCAACCCCAAACAAAACAACAACAAACAAAGAAAAAATACTATTATGTTTAATTCAGAACAACTAGAAAAAAAGTGGGCCCCAATTCTTGAGGCTCAAGACGCCCCTAAGTTCAAGGACAACTATCGTAAGTCAATTACTGCAGTTCTTCTTGAAAACCAAGAAAAAGCACTTAAGGAAGAAAATTCCGCAGCTGCTTATCTATCGGAAGGCAACGTAATCGGTGACGGCGGCAGCAGCGCTGCTGTTAAGACCTGGGATCCAGTTCTTATCAGCCTTGTTCGTCGTGCTATGCCAAACATCGTTGCTTATGACATCGCTGGCGTTCAGCCAATGACCATGCCAACTGGTTTGATCTTCGCAATGAAGAGTACATATCAAAATGCAAACGGTGGAAATATTGCTTTCCCAGGTGGAGAAGCTCTCTTCAATGAGCCAGACACAGCATTCTCTGGTGCAGTATCTACTACAGTCGGCGAAGGCCTTACTGGCAACGCTGCTAAGACTGGTGAAACCAGCGGTAGCGGTACAGTAGGTTTCGGTCAAATGGGCTTCACAGTTGAAAAAGCAACTGTTACTGCTAAGACACGCGCTCTTAAAGCAGAATACTCAATGGAACTTGCTCAAGACCTCAAGGCAGTTCACGGACTTGATGCAGAAGCAGAACTTGCTAACATCCTTAGCACTGAGATTCTCGCTGAAATCAACCGCGAAGTTATCGACACTGTTAACTTAAAGGCAATCGCTGGTGGTCCTAATAACTCAGGAAGTTTTGACCTTGATCAAGACGCTGACGGTCGTTGGGCAGTTGAGAAGTTCAAGTCACTTCTCTTCCAAATTGAAGTTGAAGCAAACGCAGTTGCTAAGGCAACACGTCGTGGCAAGGCAAACTTTGTACTTTGCAGCAGCAACGTTGCAAGTGCTCTTGCCGCCGCAGGTGTGCTTGACTATGCTCCAGCTCTTGCAACCAACCTCAATGTTGACGACACAGGCAACGTATTCGCTGGTGTGATCAATGGCCGCCTCAAGGTGTTCATCGACCCATTCTCAGGTCCTGACTACGTAACCGTTGGCTATCGCGGTACAAACGCATACGATGCAGGTCTCTTCTATTGCCCATACGTTCCACTCACAATGGTTCGTGCGGTTGATCAAAATTCCTTCCAGCCAAAGATTGGCTTCAAGACCCGCTATGGTCTCGTTGCTAACCCGTTTGCTGGTGGTGCAGAACAAGGTGGCCTTGGCACAAATGGTGCTAACCCATACTTCCGCACATTCACTGTTGCTGGAATTAACGGTTCAGACACATACTAATTAGATTTAGTATAAACCTTAAAATTAGAGGCTATCCGAAAGGGTAGCCTCTTTTTTTACATAAATAATAGTAGTATGATAGATTCGAATTTATTAGCGTTAACTGGGTTTAAACTGTTTATACACAGCGAAGATTTTAAGCACACTCAATATTTTGCAGTAAGTGCGAGTTTTCCTGCAGTATCATTGCCAGAAGTTACGACTGGTTATCGTAACCTGTCTGGATTTGTATCCGGTGACAAATTAGCTTATGATCCTTTAACGATAAGAATTGCAATAGATGAAAAATTGGAGTCATATCGTGAAATTTTTAACTGGATACATTCAAATACCACAAATAAAGAATTGACTGTTCATGACGTGACACTGCATTTTTTAACGAATCACAACAACATATCACGCAGCGTTCGATTTGCAAATGCATTTCCTACAAATATAGGAGGACTAGAGTTTAACGTGCAGCAAACCGAATCAGAATACGCCTATGTAGACGTTACTTTCCGGTATGATTATTTTGAATTTATGTAATGATATATAATATATTATGATGCAACTTGAAGATATACTTAAATTATGGGAAGTCGACAGCGTTATCGATGAGATTAATCTAGATGAGACAAGTGTAAAGGGGGCAAGTCTCCATTCAAAATATCTAGAACTTTACAGCATTGCAAAGTTAAATCTCAAAAAGAAAGAGCTCTCTATGGCGCACTTACGTAAAGACAAGTGGCTGTACTATAATGGCAAAATGACTAAAGAGGAAATGGACTCTAAAGGTTGGCCATACGATCCATTTGCTGGAATGAGTAAACCACTTAAAAGTGACATGGAATTATTTTATACCACTGACACTGATATTATGAAATTACAGGGTCAAATTGAGTATCAGTCTACAATTGTAGAGGCACTTAAAGATATTATGGATAATATCAAATGGAGACACACTACAATTAAAAATATTATAGACTGGAAGCGATTTACGTCAGGAGTTTAATGACAGATATAGGCATAACTAAAGTTGATGAAACTTCATTGAGAATAGTCTCAAATGATTCTGGAATCCTTATGGAGCTTTCAGAACATTTTACGTTTTTTGCTGAAGGCTATAAGTTTATGCCACTCTATCGCAACAAGCTCTGGGACGGTAAAGTTCGACTCTACGATTCACGCAC